GTAATGTCTTCATAAGCCACATGAGGACATCCCCATGAAGAAGCGTTTTTCCGAAGAACAGATCATCAGTATTCTCCGAGAGGCCGAAGCCGGGGTTTCTGCCCGTGAGCTCTGCCGCAAGCACGCCATTTCCGACGCCACCTTTTACACCTGGCGTAAGAAGTATGGCGGTATGGAGGTGCCCGAGGTTAAGCGCCTGAAGTCGCTTGAGGAAGAGAACGCCCGCCTCAAGAAGCTGCTCGCTGAAGCCATGCTGGATAAGGAGGCGCTTCAGGTGGCTCTGGGGCGAAAGTACTGACGACAGACCAGAAGCGGGAAGCTGTGGTGTTGATGTGTGATGCGACCGGTCTGTCGCAACGTCGTGCCTGCAGGCTTACAGGTTTGTCCCTGTCGACCTGCCGCTATGAGGCTCAGCGACCGGCTGCTGATGCGCATTTATCAGGGCGTATCACTGAGCTGGCACTGGAGCGCAGGCGTTTTGGCTACCGACGCATCTGGCAGTTACTGCGCCGTGAAGGCCTTCATGTTAATCACAAGCGCGTGTACCGCCTTTACCACCTTAACGGGCTGGGCGTAAAACGCAGACGACGTCGTAAAGGGCTGACAACAGAACGTCTGCCGCTGCTCCGCCCGGAGGCGCCCAACCTGACCTGGTCGATGGATTTTGTCATGGACGCGCTGGCCACCGGTCGCAGGATCAAGTGCCTGACCTGCGTGGACGACTTCACGAAGGAGTGTCTGACGATTACCGCCGCATTCGGGATTTCAGGCGTTCAGGTCACGCGAATTCTGGACAGCATTGCACTGTTTCGCGGCTATCCGGCGACGATAAGAACGGACCAGGGGCCGGAGTTTACCTGCAGAGCACTTGACCAGTGGGCTTATGAGCATGGGGTGGAGCTGCGGCTTATCCAGCCGGGCAAGCCAACACAGAACGGATTTATTGAAAGTTTTAACGGACGATTCAGGGATGAGTGCCTCAATGAGCACTGGTTCAGCGATATAGTTCACGCCAGGAAAACGATTAATGACTGGCGGCAGGATTATAACGAGTGTCGTCCACATTCATCGCTGAACTACCAGACTCCGGCTGAATTTGCGGCGGGCTGGCGAAACGGGAAATATGAAGAAAAACCAACCGACATTACTAACTGAAGGTTGTATCTAATCCTGGGGGCAGGTCAATCCATCGCGCCAGACCAGCCGCCATTCCATGAGCCACGGTTAGGCATCGATAGCTCGAAAATTGCATATTGGGTCATTCCATTACCTCGCTGTAATTGGCTAATAAAAAAGGCCGCCTAAGCGACCTTTGTTGTTTCGGGAAAAGCCTTATCCATGCAACTCTAAATAACCTTTAGCAATATCGTACTTCAGGTGCTTAGTTAGGGAGAATTGAAGATCAGACTTGTCAAATCGTCTTTTGATCATCTCTTGATACTCGCCAACAGTCATGCCATCAACTAATTCCCGATTGATGTTGAAGCCAGAGCAATTAGTCCCGGAATTAGAACCGCGCCTGTAGCTTTCGCCTACTATTTTGATGACAAAATGTAGGTGTTTGGAGATATCAAATGTTGCGATGTTGCCAGAATTAACAATCATGACGTTTCCCAAGTTGCCCCTTCATAGGCTCATAATCTCACCTCGCCGTTACGATGTCTTTTGATTTACGATGCCCTGCTGCGTACATCGCTACTTCTGGCAGGCAGCATGAGCCGCCGATATCTGTTTCCCGTACTGCAATAAGCGAAGTGGCTTTCAGTACACGGTTAGAACAGTCTTCTGACAGACGTGAAAATGCACGGTCTATCTTCTTGGCGAACTGTTGGTTGTCGCGCTTTTCCTGTTGATGGCGGATAGCGCGGAGTAATTTCTTGTGCTCACGATTAGTCATGATTGCCTCCTGAAATGGCTTTGGCGGTGACGTGCCAGCTGCTTATCCTCTGGTTGCCGTCGAGCGGCTGCATTTCACATCACCCCAAACCCATCTCTGTAGTTAAGAGATGCCACACTCTCGCAGTGGCCGCGCTCATGCCTTTGAGTCGCTGTCGCTTCATCGCCGCTGATAACCGGTGCGCGTCTGGCTCTCGCGCTGCTCTACCGGAGCTTGTTTTGATATAAGAACCTTGACCCGTCGCTACACAGGCTCGCTATTAAGCGACTCAGGGCAGCATCATGACTGCTGCATTGCCTTTCGGCTGCGGTCTAACCGCGTTAGTGCACCATTTAGGCACCTCCTGTTGGTTAGTTATTTTTGGGCCGAATCAGCCCCTGTGTTGTTAAAGAGCATTCACCGTCCTGGTGAGTAGTGCGTCCTGCTGATGGACTTATATTGAACCAATAGTTCGAGTTATGCAAGAACCATAAGTACGAAATTTTAATAAAACTTTCGTTCTGTTGGTTCGATATTGATTTATAAGGATATTTATTTTTGTAAATGTCATATCAGACCACCTGTGATAGCTTGTGATGGTCAAAATCTGAGCGGGGATTGGCTATGAGTCTGGACGAGGAGCGCGTGAACATGATGGTTGCAGCTATGGGGCGGGCGATTATGGAGCTATCGCTGGCCAATCAGCCGATAACTCAGGAAGCGGTCGTTGAAAAGCTGGAGCAGTACCGAAATGAGATGGGTAACGTGATTGGGAAAGGTGTTAACAGGGATGCGGCAGAGATCGTGCGAAAGGGAAGTGCTGCGATTGACTAACAGGCAATAAAAAACCCGGCGCGGTGGCCGGGTTTAATTGAGATATTGAGGTAGTGGATTACAAAAATAAGGATAATGGGATGAGTAGTGAACAAATCGTATGTTTTTTTCTGTTAGATTCTGATAATGAACGACGTACTCAGATGTCCAGTCCCCTCGTATGTTTCTTTTTCTGTATGTAATGTATCCTACATGATAATGCCAAAGGCTATTTATCTTTACAAAATTTTCAGCCTCAATCCTTTTCTTTCCCTGAAATGTTTCAGGAAAGTCATTTGATTTCTTATTTCTTCCGGGAAGATCGGCCAGTCCATTTAGTTCAATGTAAAGAGCAAGGTCGCCTAGTAACTCTTGCTCTACATCACTTAAATTTTCCATTAAAGTTAGAAAATGTTCTGAATAATCAACGACTACGCACATGATATTAGCCTTCTTTTCGCATCTTCATCCATTTCACAAAATCTCTCCCTGATTTAACCCATTCAGGCCTTTTAACTGTAGGGCTTTCTATGCTTTTTTTGATAAAAGCAAGATCGTCTTCTAAGCGAATTTTCTCATAATCCAGCCAAAATATCTTCATTTGAGGTGCACCTATACGGGTTTTTATTATCCTATTATTACGACCTTGGTTAGCCGTTTCAAGTTGTGTCTGGTATTTGATTAGTATGGCTGCCGAGCTCCCTCCAGACAGTCCGCCAGCGCTACTTGTAGATCGCGGTGCTAAGATTTGCATGCTGCTTCCTATTCTGATTTTTGTTGTTGATCAAATGCTTTAAATTGATTTTTAATTATCTCAGAGAGTTCTTCTGCATGTGCTCTTGTAAGTGTCATGGAGGCGATAATCTCTTTGTCTAAGGATATGCTACCTTTAAAAACACCATCTTCGCCATCCTCATAAAGCGACATTGCATGCTTAACAAAGTGGATTGTGCAGAACGCATCAGCGCCCATTTGTGTTGGTATTGTGAATGAAGAATCAACAATGTAATCAACATGATTATCTGCTAACTTCATTTTTTTAGTGTTTTCGCTCATGGTTATTTCTCCAGTTCAGATTTAATAAATATCGATTTTAATTCGTGCGTATCGCTATCCAATGCTACTCAAAGATATCCTCAGGCCACTGCTAGCAGTCACGACCTGTTTCTTAACCACTCGCGCGCCTCATCATCATCCATGTGCCGCGATTGCTTCAGAACCCCTGCAACGTACTCTATTTTTGCTACATCATCGTAGGGTAAGGTTATGGGGCGATGGTCTTGATTAATGCTGGTAAATTGATACTCGCCGTCTCGGTCATAGCCGAGTACTTTAATCATGTTATGACCTTCAGATGTCCGCACAAAAACCTCGTCACCCGCTCGTACTAAAGTATTAGGCTCAACCAGTACGTACTCACCAGATTTGATGCGAGGCCACATGCTGTCTCCCTTTACACGCAAACCGTAAGCATCAGGATCATCACTATAAATTTTCAGCCAGCCATCAAGATCTTCTGTCATTTCGATGGCTCCATCTAGACCAAGAACGGCCTCTCCCACCACTCTAACCAATCCTTTTTTCATAACCCCAGCAAATGAAACCGAATCTGAATCAGCATCACCCTTGCCAGAAGCCACGCCATGCTGAAGCCAGACAACATCAACTTTCAAATACTTCGCCAGAGCATTGATTTTTTCTTGGCGAGGCAGGGCTTCAGCGTTAAACCATTTGCTGACCCCTTTTGATGAAACGTTAAGAGCCCTGGCTATCGCCATGCCCCTTCCATGCTCATCTAACCCAGCTTCTTTACAGGCTTGCGCTAGCCGCTGAGCAAATTCACCACGCAATTTTTCAGTATGAACCATGAGTTCGATAGTAAAGCACTTGCAAAAACTTTCAGTTCAACCATAATGCGAACTGAAAGTACGAAAAAGGAATGGCCCATGCAAAACTTAGATGAACCGATTAAATGCGTCGGCATCCCAGAGGTAGCTAAGGCTTGTGGAGTTAGTGAGCGAGCTGTCTACAAGTGGCTCAAAAACGGGTTCCTCCCCAAGACTGAGTTTTTCGGGAAAACGAATTACGCATCGAAAATTGAGCAGTTATCTGGCGGTAAATATCAGGCCAACGAAATGCTCGAACTGAGTAAGAAAAACTTGTTAGCCGCTTAAGTAACACCGCTCTTTAATAACCTGCGGGCTGTTTCGGCCCACTCTCACAATCGCATCACCCGATGCGACTAATTAACTATTCACTAAAGGAAATACTACGAAATGGAACGTACACATACACGCACAGAAGCGCGGCAGATTGAAAGCGCTCTGCTCAACAAAATTGCAATCAAGGGTAGTAAAGAAATCGCAGACGCTATCGGCATTGACCGGTCGCAAATCACGCGCTGGAAGAAGGACTTCATCCCGAAGATATCAATCCTTCTCGCCGTTCTGGAGTGGGGTGTTGTCGATGACGAGCTGGCGCGTTTAGCCAGGGAAGTTGCAGCACTACTGACAAATAAAAAACGCCCAGCGGTAACTGAGCGTTCGGAGCAAATCACATTGGATTTTTAGTCACTGTGTTACGCCAACACAAATAAAGCTATTTCAGGAGTAATTATGGCAAAAAAACCAACGCCTGACCAGGTCAAAAAGGTTCGCTCAGGCATAACTAAAAAAATCCGTTTTGAAGTATTCAAGCGAGATGGGTTCAAGTGTCAGTACTGTGGGCGCTCGGCCCCTGACGTGATTTTGCATGTTGATCACATAAACCCTGTCAGTAAGGGTGGTGATAACGACATGATGAACCTCGTTACTTCATGCGAGAGTTGCAACGGTGGGAAAAGTGACCGTCAACTTACTGATAATTCTGTTCTCGAAAAGCAAAGACAGCAACTCCAGGAGCTTAATGTTAAGCGTGAGCAACTGGAGATGATGATCCAGTGGCGTGATGGCTTAAAGAGCCTGAAGGACGATGTGGTAGACATCGTTGTAGTGAAAATTGAAGAGTGTATTGACCCTTTCACTGTCAACGATAATGGTCGCAAAGCCATAAAACGATGGCTCCGTATTTATAAGATTGAAGAAATTCTGGACGCAATTGAACTGGCGGCAGACAAGAAGCTTACTCAGGAGCTTACGCCCGAGGTTACCGGGGCTTTCTTCGATTACATACCCCGTATTGCTGCAACAAAAAGAAAACCCCCCGAAGAGCAAAGGATCCTCTATATCAGAGGAATTCTGAAAAACCGAATTTATATCAATCAAAACCACGTAATGAGCTATCTCAAGGCGTGGGTTTCCTATGGCTTAGATCTTGATGAGCTGACCGAGTTTGCTAAGACGGTGCCGAACTGGACCACCTTTAAAGAGTGGGTATCAGAACGCATTCGAGAAGCTCAAGAAGATATCCCGTATTAAAGGTGACTAAATGGCACGTTCACGAAACATCAAACCAGGCTTTTTCACCAATGATGAATTAGCTGAATGCTCTCCATACGCTCGTCTCCTTTTCGCGGGCCTGTGGACGATAGCTGACAAAGAAGGGCGATTGGATGATCGCCCCAAAAAGGTTAAAGCTCTCGTACTTCCTTTCGACAACGTCGACTGTGACGATCTTTTAAAGCAACTTCACGACCGAAAGTTCATTCACAGGTATCAGGTTGACGGTGCCGGTTTTATTCAGATTACAAACTGGAAGAAGCACCAGAATCCACACTGCAAAGAAGCGCCAAGTGAGATACCAGAATGCTGCGAGCACACTGAAGAACCGGAAGCGGAACCGGTAAAGGAAGATGAAAGCACAGTGCAAGTACAGTGCGATACTGGTGTTAATGACCAGCAAGTGACTGAAATTAATGAAGCACCAGAAAAGCACTGTTCAAGTACAGTGCAAGAACCAGAGGAGAACAATTTAAATCCTGCTGATTCCCTTAACCTGATTCCTGATTCCCTCACTCTGATTCCTGATTCCGTTATTAACACCCAAGCCGCTGACGCGTCTTGTGGCAATGGTGAGTTTTACGAAGAGGCTAATGTTCACCAAATGGCGAGTCGGTACGCATTCGAGGGAAATGTGGTGCGACTTAACCAGAAGGACTTCGATTCCTGGAAGAAGCTTTTTCACAATATCGACCTGGTAGCTGAACTGACACGTCTGGATCTGGAATTCACACATGACAAGCCGAAGAACTGGTTTAGCACCGCCAGTGCAAAGCTGAATTACCAGAACAAAAACGCGATTCGTCAGCCTGCCAAGCGGGCGGTGAACGAAAGTTTCGCCACCAAGGATTACGGAACAACTGAAATCCCGTCATGGGCTCAGGAGTGAACATGGATATCAACGAGAAGATAGCTTTGCTGGAAAAACGTCTTTCAGAAAACAACAGCCCACCAATCCAAATTGAAAATACGGAGGTCCGTGTTGAAGAGGCGATCTGCGAGAAACATGGGGCATTCGAGCATCGTGCCAGATATTCCACAGGTCCAATAAAACTACCGCCGCGCCCACCGGTATGCCCTGACTGCGCCCGCGAAGAACTTACGAAGCTGAAGAGCGAAAAGCTTATTCGAGAGGCAGAGGCAAGGCAGCGTACTATTGACCGCCTGATGATGGCGTTAGAAATACCTGAGCGCTTTGCGGGTTGTACGCTGGAAAACTATCAGCCAGATTGCGACGAGTCCAGGCGAGCGCTGAAAGTCTGTCAGGCTTATGCAACCAAGTGGCCTGAGAGACTCAAGCGCGGTGGCGGCCTTGTCATGTGCGGTAAGCCGGGTACTGGTAAAAATCATCTGGCGCTGGCAATAGCAAAGTTAGTTATTTCTGAGCACCAAAGTCCCGTCGCGTTTACCACGGCGCTGAAAATTGCCCGCGAATTCAAATCGACATGGTCTAAATCGTCCAGTCGCACCGAGGATGATGTAATCCACCAGTTCACCAGTCCTGCTTTGCTAATCATTGATGAGGTTGGGGTGCAGTTCGGAAGCGAAGCGGAGAAGTTGATTATGTTTGAAATAATTAACACCCGTTATGAGCGCATGAAACCAACAATTCTCATCAGCAATCAGACGAAAGAAGAGCTTTCTGCTTTCATCGGTGAGCGTGTTATTGACCGAATGAACGACGGGGGCGGCTGCACGTTGTCATTCACCTGGAACAGTTATCGGTCTAAAGCGTGAGGCCTGATTATGAGCAGCAAAGCAGAGTTAATCGAATATCGCCGAAACAGGGAAACCGGCGAGGAGAGAAGCGTTTTCGTCCTGTCCCATTACAGTCCGGTATCCAGAACGACGCTTGAGCAAAACCTTGTCATTCTGAAAGACCGACACGGCGCGAGAGCATTCGTTGAGATAGACGATTTCCCGGCGAACCTGTCAGAGCGTGAGGCGGCGTTAAAGCTGGCTAACTGGCTACAGCGGCTTAGTGTAGCAATAGAAGATCACTGGAGTCAGTCATGAATTCTTCGGTGAAAGAAATGCTCCAAAACCCACGCTTCATGGCTGTTCTGGAGAAGTGCCTGGACGAAGAAGAACTAATCGCACAGTTCGAGCGAATCTACGAAGTAAGCCGTCCACCATCACGCATCCATCCGATTGAGCGCATGGTTGACGAGGCGACAGGCTTCAGGGATGAACAGTGGTCAAATTTCTTCTCAGCCTTCATCCCGTTTGTTTATGAAATTGTCTGGTTGCGATGGAAAGAGCGGGACGATGAATCCTGCTGGGCATCTACGCCGACCACCCACTGACAGGGCCACTTACACAGTGGCCTTTTTATTTGAGGATAGAGATATGACAACTGTTTACGTAACGAAATATGCGCTGACCAGCGGTCCGTTTAGCGTTGACGCCGAGGTAACCCATACCGGCTCAATGGCTTATTACCGATTAGGCGGTTACCCGCAATATGCGCACGGCAAAGATTTCCATCTTACTCAAGAAGACGCTCTTGCTGACTGTGAACGACGCCGTAAGGCGAAGATTGCCAGCATCGAAAAGCAGAAAGTGAAGTTGGGAAAAATGACTTTCACTATTCAGGAGGAAGGGGATAAATCGTGAAAGTAAAAACATCAGAGCTTAGCGGTAAGGCGCTGGATTGGGCTGTGGGAATGGCTATTGGAAATAACCAGTTTATCAACCCTTTCAACGAATTTATGCGACGCCAGCCAGATCCTATCGGTTGTTACAGATACAACCCATCAAGCGACTGGAGTGATTGCGGCCCGTTAATTGATGGTTATTCGCCTGTAATCACCATTTGCAGAGGAATGGTAAGGACTGAGATAGCCACTTTGGAGAATGATGTTTCCGCTACCGGTATCGGCATTGGCATTACTTACACCATATCTTTCTGTCGGGCGCTGGTATCCCTGAAACTTGGCGATGAGGTAGACATTCCCGATGAGCTGATGGAGGTGGGAGAGTGACGAAAGAGAAATTCTTCTACCTTGGCAAAGCCGCTATTGGATTGGGATTCTCAAGTCAGTTATGGCACATCGATCGGGCAAACGGCGGACGGGTTATCAGTTTTTTCCATGTTGGCTACACGCCGGATTTGAATCCCAACCAAAAATTCAAGGCATCGCTTGTTGTCCTGACATTTCTCTGGTTTACAGCAAGGGTCGGGATAATCGCATGGAAGAGAAAAATTTAACAGCCAGCCTGCTGGCATGTGGAGGGGAATATGGAAGAGTCACGGAAACAGTTTGAACTGGAGATTAACAAAAAGTTTGGCGACCTTATCGACCAGCGTATCTGCAAAAACAGCGATGGCGATTATATGGCGTGGGATATGCAGGTGGCATGGTGGGCATGGCAGGAAAGCAGGCTGGCCATTGCGGTAAACCTCGGAAAGCCGATTTATGTGAAGCATAACGGTGACTATATCCATGCATGGCCAGCTTATAACGTTGATATAGCCATCCGCGCCGCTGGTCTTACAGTAAAAGGGGACAGGTGATGACATTGCGATTCCTGATTTACGGGCACGATTTCAGGCAGTACCAAAACACCATCAACAACGGAACTCATTTTGTATGTAGCAAGTGTGGGAAGACTATCTATCACTCCACAGTAGCCTGGAGGGCCGATGAAGCAAACATACCTGCTTCGCAGCGAAGCAATCAGAAATAACGCCATAGACACCATCCTCTCATTACCACTCGACGATAAGTCACCTCACGAAATCCACGTTAAAGAGCCCAAGC